CTTCTGCTTGTTCGGCAAAACGAACTGCCGCGTCGTCGGGTCCAGCGTCGCAAAAAGCTGGTCCGCCGCGTAAACCTCTGAATGCGTCATCTTATTCAGCAGCGTCGATTTCCCCGCATTCGTATAGCCGACAAACGATGCGATCGGCCAATGCTGCCGCAGCCGCCCCGCGCGTTGCGTGCTCCGCTGCTTGCGCACATCGTCCAGCTCCCGCGAAAGCCGCGCGATCTTCTCCGTCACGCGCCGGCGGTCCACCTCCAACTGCGTCTCGCCCGGCCCCCGCATCCCGATGCCGCCGCTCTGCCGCGACAAGTGCGTCCACATCCCGGTCAACCGCGGCAGTAGATATTGCAACTGCGCCAGCTCGATCTGCAGCTTCCCATCCTTCGACTTCGCCCGCTGCGCGAAAATATCGAGAATCAGCTGCGTCCGGTCCAAAATCTTCCGCTCAAAAACTTTTTCCAGATTGCGGCTCTGCGCGGGACTCAACTCATCGTTGAAAATCACCGTCCCCACATTCTCCTTCGCGCAAAGCTTCGCCAACTCCGCCGCCTTGCCCGGCCCGATGTAAAACGCCGCCGTCGGCGCGGGGCGCCGCTGAATTTGCGTATCGACGACCTCACCCCCGGCGCTCTTCACCAGCTCGCCCAATTCCTGCAACGATTCCGCGTGATCCCACTTGCTGTCAGCCGGCCTTTCCAAGCCAACCAAAAGAGCGCGCTCGTTCCCGGGCGGGGGGGAAGTCAGGTGGGACGCTTTCAAAGCAGGGGGGGAAGGGCTGCCGCACGCAGCGCCGCGGAAAGGGACTGATTTCCGGTTAGCATCACTAGCTGCAAACTAGGCTCACGCGCAAACCAAGTCAACTGACGCTTCGCATACTGCCGCGTCGACACGCAAATGTTACGTTTCAAATCTTTGATCCCTTGCCCCTCGTTCCCAAACTCCGTTTGGGAACGCAATTGTCCGCGCAATTCCATTGCCTCCCCAATCTCCCGATACCCAATCCCCGCAAACCCCCGCACCTCCTCCAAGCCGCACCGCGCCACCAACCCCCGCACCTCCTCCACCCATCCCTGGGCAAACATCGCCTCCACCCGCGCCGACAGCCGCGCCTCCAGCTCCCCCTTCTCGCGCTGAATCCAAATCGCCCTGAAATCCCGCACCAACGGCTCCGGCGTCTCCTCCTGCCACGCCCGCAGCGACTTCCCCGTCGACTCGAACACCTCAATCGCCCGCGCCAGCCGCCGCGGATTCGCCGCATCCACCCGCTCCAGCATCCCCGGATCCACCGCCTTCAATCGCCCCCGCAATTCCTCCACCGAAAGCGCCGCCAGCTCCGCCCGTAACTCTTCCGACCCCTGCGGCGCCTCGCAAAGCCCCCGCGTCAGCGCGCGAAAATAAAGCCCCGTCCCGCCCACAATAATCACCCGCCGCCCCGCCTCGCCCTGCTCCCGCAAAAACGCCGCCGCATGTCTCAGATATTGCGCCACATCAAAACTCGCGCCTAACTCAACCAGATCGAGCCCCCCATGCGGAACCTCCGCCCGCTCCGCCGCCGACGGCTTGCTCGTCCCGATATCCGCTCCGCGATAAACCTGCATCGCATCCATCGCCAAAATCGCCGCGCCCTTCGCGCCGCCCGACGGGCGGGCCCACTCGCGAGCGAGTTCCATCCCCGCCGCGCTCTTCCCCGTCCCTGTCGCGCCTACCAGGAAAATTGGTGCGTCCGTGGGTTTCAAGCTAGTTGTGCAGTTTCAAAGAAACTTTAAAGCTACTTGTCGCTTAAATTTTGTTTTTGAGAGTTTCGGCCAAGTACAAAGACGGTAACTAATCCAACTAAATCCAAACTTCCAATGATAGTTCCTGCAATTGCGAAGCCATGTACAACTGTATAAACTGCGCCGACTAAAAATGCTATGGCAACCAAAAAACCCAATAGCTGACCGATAAAACTTTGGGTTTGTTGCCCCTTAATAACAAATGTCTCAATACTTATTCGATGACTAGATTGATTTTCCACTAATGTAATAAGCCGATTCGCTGCGCCCGGAGCGATTTGCTCATATTTGGCCAATTCTTCCGAAGCTGGAAGAGGTCCAGAAACTATGGTCTGTTTAAAGGCAAATTGCCTAACAAGTGTGAGAACCTTTGGTTTAATATCCTTTGGAAGACTTTTCCAGATAGGATCTTCTTTTAAAGCAATGGCCTCAAGCTTGGCTTCTTCGAGATTTTCTGACTGATGAGCTTTTTCTGACACTTTAACCTACAGGGCTAGCTGCAGTTGATTGTCACTCAGCCGCTTTTTTTCCTGGTTCAGTACGTGACGAATATCTTGCCCGACCATATTCCAATCCGAAGCTAAAGCACGGGCATCAGCTTGAGTAGGGGTAGGTGATACATTGTAAAAATAGTACGAACCCGCCAAATTCAACAGAGTGCCCATCCCTGTTAATGCTGAAGAGCGAGGGGTCAAAAAATCTGTAACGGATTGGTTCATGAGATGACGTAAGATCGTCAAATTGGCTCAAGCTGTCAAGCGCCTCCCCGACAAGCTCAGGATGACGGGTTTAACTCACGAGTTGGCACCTTACCACATTATCGGTTTGAAGTCCCAAAGCATTAGCTGCCCCCGGCGACAAATCCGCGATTCGCCCCGTATCCGGCGTCGCCTCGCCATCGATCACCGAGCCATCCCCCGGCCCGAAATCGACCGGCCGCGCGAAGACATACAGCTCGCTCGCCGGATTCGTCAGCTTCACCACGGTGTGACGCAGCAGGTCCTTCGGCCAGCGCGCGTAATCCCAGCGCATCGCCAGGTAATACGCGCGCGGATTCAGCCGCCGCGCCAGCCCCGTCGTTCCCGCCGGCTGCACCGGCAGGAAAAGCGACGAGTACCACCAGATCCCCAAATCCGTCGGCCCGATCAGCGCCAGCCCCTCGTGCGGCCCGACGCCCTCATCCGCCGGTCCGCCGAACACGCTCATCTTCCCCGTGCCCAGCAAAATAATCTCGCTCATAACTCAGAAACTCGCGCTGGTGGTAGCCGCCGCTGTCCCTGGCGGCGGTGTGGCTGGCGCCGTCACATAGGAAGCCGTCGCGTCCTCGATCCCGCCCGCGATCGCGTTCAGCAAATCAGTCGCCGTCTTCGTATCGCCTGTCAGCAGCTTCGGATAATAGGCCGCGTAAAGTCCCGCGATAGCCGTCGAAAATTGCGCATAATTTGCATCCGTCTGCGACCCGCCAAAAGCCAGGATGCTCGACTGAAATTGCGCCGGGGAGGGGAACGCCCCGCCCGAGAGCGAGTAGACCGCGCTCGCCGCCGCGTACATCTCATTCGCCAGCCGCGACCGCGTCCCGGTCTGCTTCTCGGCGAAATCGAGCACCGCGCCCGTTGCCACCGCCGCGCCCGTGCGGACAAGCGGCAGCGCCGCCTCGATCGCGGTCGATGCCGTTGTACCCGCGCTCGCGGACGAAGCTCCCGCCGCCGTTCCCGTTGTCGAGGAGGTGCTGGAACCGGTCGTCCCGCACGCGGTCAGGTTGAGAATCAGGCAGGTCAGCCCCGCCAGGAAAAAAGAATGAATTGTTTTTGTCATAGTATTTAGTTTGTTGAAATTTTTGCGCCGTTGTCTTGCCTACCTCACCCTCCGCGCCGTGATCGAGCCGAACGCCCCGACCGAGCCCGCGCTGAAAGTCGCCTGCGCCGGCAGGTAAATCGTTGTCGTGCCGGAAAGGCTGAAGCGTTTGCGCGGAACCGAAATCGTGTCGGTCGCCGTTGCGGTCGTGAGCTGCGCGGCGGAGTAGCATTCCGTGCCATCGCTCGGCACCGTCGCCGAGGTCGAGGAGAGCCCCGCCTTCGCCCCCGTCACCGTCGCACCACTCGCCGAGAAGTTCACATTGCCGGCCACATCCCAATCCCCCGCCGTCAGGGAAACGCTCGTCACGTTCGCCGTCGTCGCCGTCGTCAGCGAAACCGCACTGCCCGACGCAATCGCGTTCGAGATCGTTTCCCCCACCCGCCCGGCATTGGCATTATCATTTGTCGCCGTGCCCACGATTCCCCCGCCGGAAACCGTAAATTGAAGATCGGCATGAGAACCAAAAACGCCCGCCGATTGCCGGGTAAAATAGGTGTCGATCATGCCGCCCGAATCCGTCGTCGAAGAAAAACCGAGCTTGAAATCACTCGGCACCGTCAGGCTGTTCACCGTGCTATCCAGGGACATCACGTTGAGCCTGCCCCCGCCGTAGACCGTAAATTGGCCGGGGTTTGACACTCCGTTGTCCCAGCTAAAAATACTCCAGTTTTTACCACCGGCGCCCGAGTTATTAAAATTCCATCCGACGTAGTTATTGCCTGCCTGGATGGTCTGCACCGAACCGGTAAAAGTATTGCCCTGATTCAGAAAGGGCACGCGCGTGTCCCCGGCCATGATCACATCGCTGGTCAGTTGCCAATCTTGTACGCCATAGCGTCCACCGTGATAGATAGGCGTCGTCAGCGACGCCGGAAAAGCTCGCGAAACCTTGTCATTAACAAACGACGCGATGGCCTGATAGCCTGCCGTCGTCGGATGCACGCCATCTGTTGCGCTTTGATAAAGCGGGTTCAGCCCGCTCGCAAACTGAGGCATCGAAGCCGTGTCGATCACAGTGACACCTGCCACGCTCGATCCGCCGAAAGCCGCCCCGCCATAGGTGGCTTTAATCCAGTTGTTGAGCAAAATATCGTAGCCGTTGCAGTTGGCCCCTGTCGGCTGGTAAGTGGGTAGAACCGTGAACAGGAAAATCTGCGTCCATGAATCAGCCAGGGCCTTGGTCACCAGCGCTGCATAAGGCGTCGTCGAGGTGCTCAACGGAGCGGTCAGGACGATGGTCTGCGAGCCAGTGAAGCCGCCCGTGATCGAAGACAGCGTCACGCTGCTCGATGTCGTGCTGCTAACTGTTCCAATATTAACGTTGCCAACAAAAGCCAGCCATCCGGCGTTCACCCCCGTCGTACTGGCCAGGCTCGAAATCGTCGTGCCGGAAATAGTGCCTGTTTCCGAGAGCGGTACTGTTCCCAAAGGAACGTCATTTACCCCCGACATGATCGTGAGATAGCCGGAAGTACCCGTGACGGCAGGCGAGCAAAGATGAGCGCAGCCGGGATAGACCGCGAACGTGGTTTTGGCCGTGTTCGTCGTCCAGTTGATGTAGGTGGTATCAAACGGTGTCGCAAACGAGACAGGCACCGACGACTGGTTGGTGAAGAGTTGATTGGCAACGGTAATAGTCGTGCCCGAAACTCCGGTCACTTTGTTCCCCATCGCCATCGCCGTCGACCCAATGCCCATGCCTACGCTAATGCCGGAAGCGGAAGCCACCGTCATGGTGTAGGCGTTGTTCGACCACGTTGCCGTCGTCGAAACGCCCGAATTGTTGTAGTAGGTATTGAAATTGGCCGTCGTGTGCGAGGGGAAACCAAGGTTGATCACGGGATACGCATTCGAGAAAAAGGGCAGCGTGGATAAAACGCCGGGGTAACTCATCTGGTTTGGATTCGTGCTATTCACTCCTTCAGTAATTGAATCGCCAATAGCGCAAAGCGTGTACGGCCCCGCCGGCCCCGCCTGGGCGTTGATCGCATTTGGCACCGTCAGACTCTCGTCCGAAGTCGCGTAAGTGGGAAAACCTCCCGCCCCATTCGGCGCATTGCCCAGCGCCGTGCTCGACGCGCTCGGAATCGTTGTCCCATTGATCTTGCCGACAGTCGTCGCGCCTGGCGTCCCTGCCACATCGCCCGCCAGCGAGCCGGTGACCTTGGCCAACGGAAGCGTGAAACTCGACGGCGCTGTCAGCGTCCCGGTCACCGCCACATTCGTCGCGCTCACCGTCGCCGCGTTTGTCAGATTATGCCCGTTGGCATTCAGGTCCGACTCCAGCACCGTTCCGGACGGAGTCAGTCCCGCGCCGCAAAGCAGCAGAACGCTGCTCAGCGCCAGACCAAAGACTCCGGCCAGCGTCGTGCCGCGCCGTTCTTTTAAAAAAGATGAAATTGAAATCATGAAAGTAAAAAAAAGTTGAAGGTTAAAAAAATCCCTGGGTAAGGACGGCAGTCCCCTGCCGTCCGACTAATTCAGGGGACGCGAAGGGACTCGCGTCCCTACCCGCGGCTTCACGCCCACTCATTCGCCACCGTCAGCGTCCCGGAAAACGTCCGCGTCTCCGCTGGTTCGGATCCGGTCGCCGGCGCCAGGCCCGCGCAAAAAACCGGCACCGACGCCCCGAAAAACGAAAACGAACCGATCTCCGTCGTACTCGCCGGATCGAACGTCGTGCAATCGAACCCGATCGACAGCGACCCACCCGAAGTCAGGTTCACCGTGTTCGTCACCGCGCACGAAACACTGATCGCCGGCCACCACTTCCCGCCAAACCGGACCACCGGATCAGGCGCGAAAAACTCCGGGTAAAATAAATTCACCTGGAGATTGAACAACGCGCTCGCATTCGTCCCGCTGACCCCGGAACCGCTCGCGGTGATCGTACCCCCGCCGGGGATCACCTCACGCAAACCGATTCCGACCACGAAATCCCCCGGCCCCACCGGAGTCAGCCCGTCGATTTCGTAGTAATTGTCCGTTCCCACCCCCGCATTGCGCGGCGGCAAAACCTGATTCACCGCCAGCGCCTGCGTCAGCGGCCCGAGCACGCCATTCGCCGACGCGGTCAGTTGGTAATTCTGCGCCCGCCAATACATCTGCAAAACTTCGTCCAGGCTGAACCCCGCCGGATAAACCGTCTGCGGCCCCACGCTCGAGGCGAAACTCGCATCCATCTCCGGCACCAGAAACGGAAAAAACGTCTCTGACAAATAACTAAGCTTCATAAAAATTAATCCATATCAGCTGTTGCAACAGACGACCTACGCGCAGCGGTTGGTAGCCCCAACGGGGCGATCCAACCGAGCCCAGGGCAACGCCCTGGGAAAAAGGCCGGCAATACAGCAGCCCTGAAGGGGCGATCCAACCCCAGCCCATTCGTCCTATCTGTTCTATATGTCCTATCAGTCCCATAAGCCCTATTCCCCTAAACCGATGGCGCGTGATGCGGAAACGGAAAGACCGCCGGCAACCCGTTAAACACCACATTTTGCAACAGCACATTCTGCGACACGCACTGGATGATTTTCCCCGTCACCGGCGCATCCGCCGGGCCGCCCGTGATCGTCTTCCCATCCAGCGTCGACGTCGTCGCCACGATGTAGCCGATCAGCAGAAACGTCGTCGTCAGCTCCTGGTTCGGTGCCGTCCCCGTGTAAACAAACGGCGCGGGAAATCCCGCCCATCCGCCATCGCCTGAAGCGATCTCCGCCGCAGTCACCGCGTAATCGCTGAAATCGATCTCAAGCCAGATTTGCGTCCCGACATCCACCGCCATCGCCGTCCCCAGTCCCGTGATCGCAACCATATCCGTCGGCGTCAGCGACTGCTGCAAAAACGAATTTGCATTCACCGTCACCTTTAGCCCCGTCGTGTCCGACGCATCCAGCAGCTCGAACGGCTTGTTCGGTTCCGGTGTTCCTCCTGCTGAGGGCCGGAACACCGAATCCGAGCGCGACGACAACTCCCCGCCGTTCACCTTCGCCGCGTTGCCGCTGCCCGAGCCCGTCGTCCGCTCGCCCAGCCGAAACGAAATCCGGCGGTTCCGGTTCGCCCTCAGCCACGCCGACAGCTCCGTCTGCCCGAGATGCTTCGCCGGCCCCACCGTGATCAGCGTCTGGCCGAGATCGATCTTCTCCTCCACGCGCTGAATCTGCGCCGCCATCGCCGCCCACTCCGCGCGCCCGCCGGTCAGGTTCAGCAACAGCCCCGGTGCGCCCGCGCCCGAGCATTCCTGCTCCGTCAACTCCAGCACCCCGTCGTATTGCAGCACACTTACCGCGTCATAGATCGCCTGCGCCAACCCCGTCGGCACCGGCTCCGCCTCCGTCTCCGAAGTCAGCCGGCTGTACGTTTGCGTCTCCGCGTTCGTCCCGATCACCCGCGTATAAAGCACGCGCTGATTATTCGCGTCGAACACCGTGCTCGACTCGTCCGTCGCCGTTCCCGTGAATTCCATCGTCGCCGACACCAGCAACGGCGCCGCGTTCAGATTCATCCACGCCGCGATCGACCCCGACAGCAACTCGTTCGGCACATCCGCCACCGCAATCCCCGGATAATTCGCCGGGTCCTCCAGTGCCACGGATTGCGTCCCCGACACGATCGTCAAATCCGAATCATCGAAATCGTTCAGCCACGGAAACCGTCCCTTCCACCAGTCGATCACCCCGCTCGCCGTGTCCGTCTGCGGAATCGGCGTCGTCTTCACCGGCTGCCTTTGGTACGTCGCCCGCGCCCCCGCCAGGTCCAGCGTCATCACCAGCGCCGCCAGCTCGTCGCCCGTCGCCGTCGTCGGCGCCGACTGCACGATCAGCGACGTAAACGTGTCACCGCCGATATCATTCGTCTGCTCGAATTTCAGCACCACCGCCGGTGCCTGCAAATCGTAGCGCGGCGTCAGGTCCAGCCCCGAAGTCGGCGCGCCATACGCCGGCAAAGACACCGTCGCCGCATCCGCCCGCCGCAGAATCGACAGCGTCGGGTACGGCGTCGTCGTGTAATCGAACGCCGCCATCGCATCCGGCGTCCAGCGCAGGAAATTCCGGATCACCTCCGCGCACGACCGGTCCAGCGTCTCCGCGTAAGGCGCGATCGCGTTCGGCGTCACCGCGCCCACCGTGATCGGCGCGCCCCGCGCCGTCGCGTAGGCCAGCACCTCCAGGATCGCCGCGCCCGTCGCCAGCTTCGTCCCGTCCGCCGCCTGGCTCAGGATGATCCGGCTCTTGTTCGTCGGAATCAGCGTCACGTCCGTCCCGTTCGTTGTCTGCCAGATCTGCTGAAAAACGATATTCTCCAGGTACCACCACGGCCCCGCCACGCGATAAAGCTGCTCCTCCGCGGTCGCCGCCGCGCGCCCCGGTGCCTGCACCACCCGCCCGTAAAACCACGGCGTCCCGTTCTGCAAAAGCCGGATCGTCGACCCCAGCGCGAAAATCGGATCCGCATCGCTCGCCTGCCCCTCCGCGCGAAACGTCACCACGTCCGGCTTCTGGTTGATCCGCTCCCGCACCAGCTCGCACAGCCCCCAATCCGCCACCGGCTTCTCCACTCCGTTCGCGTCAATGATCGTCCACACCGAGCTCATGAGATCTCCTGGTAGGGACGGCAGTCCCTGCCGTCCGTCGAATTTTCTGTTACGGACGCGAAGGGACTCGCGTCCCTACCCCAAAACCTCCGCGTCATATCACCACCAAATAATCGAGTTGATATGTCCCCGCATCCGTCGCCGCGGAAAGATCAACCGTGAACCCGTTCATCGTCATCGAATCACTCCGCACCGTCGCGAAAAGATTCAGGCCACCCGTCACCTTCCGCACCGACACCAACACCTGCCCCGGCACCGACGCCAGCCCGAGCCCCGTCACCGCGACCGAATCCGCGCCGGCCGCAATCGCCTGCGTCCCGCGAACCTTCTGCACGTAACCGTAGCTCGAGGTCGCGCTCACCAGCAGCCCGCCCGCCGTCGCGCCATCGCCCACATAAACCGCCTTCGCATCCGTCGTAAAAAGCAGCTCTCCGACATCCGGAGTCACCAGCGCGCGTTGAGCCTCAACCCCGCGCCGAATTTGAATTTTTTGAGACATAATTTTTTTGGAGGGTCAGACTCCCGTCCTGACCCTGATTGTTCAGATATAGATTTAGAAATGGGTCAGGCCGGGAGGCTGACCCTCCAGGGTTAGACAAACGCCCCTCCATCCAGATTCAGCGCCGCCGTAAAAAGCCCATCCGCCAGATTCCCCCCGTCCATCGTCCCGCCCTGCGGATATGCATAGACAGCCGTAAACGAACCCCCATCCACCCCGTTCGCCGCCAGCGGCACACCCATTGCGATCAACCCCCCGCGCAGCACAAACGTCGTGTCCGATCGCGTCCCGAGAAAACTCGCCTTCGGCATCTCCTCCAGCACCGCCGCGAACGAACAACTCAGCAGCGCCTCCCCGCTCGCCCCGCACACCACCGCCGCCGTCCCGCTTTGCGGCAGCGAACTGAACGCCGTCAGCACATACGCCGCCGCCTCCGCCACGCTCACATGCTGCCGCGTCACCGTGAACTGCAACCGGTTCACCTGGTTCCCGCGCGCCAGCGGCTCCGCCGATACCGCCCGTAAAAACTGCGCGTCCTGCACCACCTGCCGACCGTTCAGCGACACATCATGCGCATCCGTCCAGCTCTGCAAATCCACCGTCCCATCATTCGTCAGCCACACATTATTCAGTGAAATTCTCATATAGATTAGTCAGTTTCTGGTTCCAGCATATAAGCCCTATAAGTCGTATAGGTCCTATAAGACCTATTCAGTCGGCTCCCCCTCGCTTAACCCCGCCAGCGCCACAGCCGGCGCGCTCGTCCCCAGCAACGCCCGCCCCGCCGTAAACACCAGCTCCCCAAGGCGCGCGTGCACCGCATCGAACGACATCGGCCCCATCGACAACTGCGCCAACGGCAACCGCAGCCACAAATGCTCGCCCGCCACATCCAGCGTCTGCGCTCCCAGCGACAACAACCGCCGCGGCAACGCTGTCACCTGCAATGCCGAGAACACATCCGACTCCGCCGGACCCGACGGCGACGCAGGCGTAAACCGCGCCGACACCGCCAGCTCCTCCAGCGTCATATCCACCAGCGCATTCGCCGCCGACAGCACCGGCCGCGTCTTCATCGCGAACCGCACCGCCACCCCATCGCGCGCCCGTAAATTGAACCACGGCGAACCACCGCTGGCACCCCACGCAATCTGGAAATTATCCGCCAACTGCGGCGTTGCCGTCGGCAGCGCGGGAAACTCCGCCGTATCCACCGCCACCAACCGATTCGCCGCCGAAAACGGCAACGACCGCGCCCCAATCGCCATGAAAGTCACCGCCCCCGACACCGGCTCGCGCGCGCCCAGCAACAGGTCCGGCATCTGCACCACCGCCGCCGCCGAAAACGTCACCCGCACCCCATTCGCCGCCACCAACACCAGCGGCGCATCCGCCGCTCCGAAAAGCGACGTCCCCGGCGCGCCCTCCAGCCAGGGATACAGCTCGATCAAATCCGCAAACGGTGCACTCGGCGTGAACTTAATCAACACCGGCGCCGGCGTTGCCGTCGCATCCAGCACCCCCTGCGCATCCGAATCCACCGCCTCCAGCTCCAGCGCCGGCGTCACGAGAATCCCGTCCCGCGCAAAAAAAGTATGACCGTTGAACGTCGCCGCTGCCGGTCCGCCAAGTAAAGTTGTTCGTATTACTGCCATATATATTTTCTGGAGGGTCAGACTCCCGTCCTGACCCATTCTGCTGTAGCGGCAATCTATGACCGTCGCTCGGTTGTAGCCGTCCCACTCCGTGCGACGGGCGGCGTAAGCCGCTCTTTAAAAATCCCCTCGTTCCCAAGTTGTACTTGGGAACGCCCCTTGTTCCCCGCGAAATTTTATTTCGCGCTAACTATTTCTCAGTCGCCTTCCATCCCCATCGCCGCTAGAACGGAATAGGACAGGGGGGCCGCATGGAAACCAAACCGGAAAAGCCGCGAGAAGAAGCACCCGCGCCAATCCGTAGCACTCGCATTAAATGCTGGTTCGTAATCTATTTTTTGGGTGTCCTCTGTAATCCGAACGCTATACTTCTTTTCTTCCTCTTTCCCTTTGGACTTGCAGACGACTGCGACTGGGTAATTCGTAGGGCATCGAAAATCTTCGTGGCCGAAAATCACCCTATCACGGGGTTCTATGTCTTCGTAACGTTCGCCTTGGCCTATGGCACGTATCTCCTCCATTTCGTACTCACATGGAAGACGGAAAACCGCCGCTTCTTTCTCTTCCTGATCTTCATCCTTATCGTCATCGTCAGCGCCAACGTCGTCGGGTGCCACAACATGGACATCGATCATCGCAACCATCCCTTTCAGAACTAGGAGTTTTTCGGCTGCCTTCTTCATAAAAAATTTCGTTAATTCCGTTTAATTTGGTAATTCCGTAGGTGCTTCTCTGGCTTCACCCATAGCTCGCCCGCGCCTCTGCACTCGCCACGAACCCCGCCAGCCACGCCCGCGTTCTAAGTAGAGAAGGCGCGCCAACCACAAACGGCGACGTATAGAGAAACGAGGTAGGCCCCCGCGGTGCCGGCTGCGACCCATCCAGCGTATAGAAAACCGCCGCACCCGCCTGGTCCGACGAGATTGCCACCGTCACCGGCGATACCGAACCCGTACTCGATATCGAAGGCGCATCCAACTGCGGAATCGCATAACTCGCCCCCGCCTGCGTCCGAATATAGATATCGTACGCCACCACATCCGGCTCCTTCACCGCCTTCAACGCCGTCGGTGCCGCGATAAGAACCTCATTGAACGTCGTCGGCCGAAAAAGATGCAACAACGCCAGCGCCGTCTCCGCCACCTCCAGCGCATGCGGCCCTTCGCTCACCGGCACATTCTCGCGAAACCGCACCGCGATCTCTACCGGATCGAAATAAGGCCCCGGCGCCGTCGGCGCGTTAACCAGCGCCTGCGGCACCAGCACCACGCCCCATGTCCCCGCCGCCGCCACACTTGCCTGCAACTCATACGAAACATCGCGCGGCTGCTCCACCAGAATCGGGATCGACGCAAAAAACGGATCCGCCAGCAGACAATCGGCCACCTCTTGTTGAATCGAAGTCAGAATACTAGACATAATTTAGAGCTCCTCGTTCCCAAACTCCATTTGGGAACGCAATTGTCTGCGCAATTCCATTGCTCGGCTCATACGCCTTCTTCGCTCCTTTGCGTAAAATGCCTCCGCCGCGCCGCAATACTAGGTGACGGCGCCTCCGTCGTCTCCAGCGTCGCGCTATCCGGTTCTTCTATATTGAAAACGCCCGCCGCTACCTGCTCCAGCAGCTTCACCGCCTGCGTCGCCGCCGCCTGCCGAACATCCTTCGGCGAAACCCCAACGCGTTGCGGCAACCGCACCGCCACCAGGTCCAGCGCCGGAGCGAGCAGCTTCTGCGGAATCGTCCCCGGCAACCCCAGCGTATTCGGCTTATAAGCGCCCACATACCCGCGCACCAAATCCACCACCTGCGCCAACGTCGGCGCCACCGGATCCGCCTGACCGCTCGCCGTCGCGGCGGCTCGGTAAGTCGCCAGCTCCGTCTCAGAAAACGCCGTCAGTAAATCCGACTCAGCAGGAATAATCCAAGCCATAGGTTTTTTGTTCCTCGAAGTGTTTTAAACAGGAAAACATGAAGACATGAAATACAGGAAGGGATTCGGGTTTTAACCGGATCAGTCCAACCTCTTCCTTCTGTCTTTTTCATGTATTTCCTGATTTCATGTTTTCCCGTTAAAATCGGTCACGGATCGGACGTTGGCCGGTTTATAGATTAGGAAACGGTCAGTAGTTGCGCCGCCGTGCTATTCGTGATAGCCACGGCCTCGCTCCAATCGAATTTCGCCACTTCGACGCGACCGTCATCGCGCAAGTACGATCCCGGCACCATATAGTTCCCCATCAGCCGGAACGTTTTCATAAACGACGGATCGCGCCGCGTCGGATTCTGCAAGCGCGCGAAAATCAGCACCGACGTATCGAGCAAAAAGCTGATATTCGGCGCCAACCCTTCCTTCGTCGTATCCACCACCATATAGGAAGTCCGCACCTCGGGATTCCCCACGAAAAGCTTCGTCGCCTCCGCCGGTGTCACGTTCGGGATCGCATAGTCCCCCGCCGCGACGAATCGGCTGCGCACATTGGGCGCATTCTTGAAAAGTCTCCAGGCCCCGGCGCCGAAAAGGACGCCGACACCCATGAGCGAACCGTAACGAGCGGCCTTGATCACGTTGAGGATTTGCGCATCGATATCATCGATCGGATCGGTGCCACTATTGCCCGACCACGTCTTCGCCAACGCACCAGCAGTCGTCGCGGCAACCGCCGTATTGATCACGCTCTGCTCATGGCACAACGCGGCCACCTCGGCCACAATCGTCGCGCCTTCCATCAACGCATTCGTCAGCGCGGCTTCCTCGATCTGTTCGAGATAATCGATCGGAAAGTCGAGCGCATTCGGCTGGCAGTTATAAGTCGCATCGGCCGCGTCGAAACTCAACACGGTCGCCCGCCCGCCAATCGCGCGGGCCGTATCCGGCGGGGCGAAACGGTTCTTCTCCGTATAGATTTTGTAACGGCCAATGCTGGTGGGGACCTCCACCGTCGGCGCGAGAAAATCGGCCACAGGCTGCACGGCGGACTGCGCCGCGCCCTGGGCAAATTCCCGCAACATCGGGCTGGAAGTAATTTCAGATAAACTAGGCATATATTTGTCTTTAGGTAGCCGCCGCTGTCCCTAGCGGCGGTGGTTTTATGTAGCTCCGGTCGATCGGCTGTGGCCGCGACCGTCGCTGATTTTTCCTCGTTCCCAAGTTGCACTTGGGAACGCGCTTGTCTGCGAAGCTGGGCTTCGTCGTTAAACCGTCACGCTCCCGAACGTCGGGCGCATCCGCACCAACTGCCCGTCGACGAACGCCTCCTCGGCCACGCCGACCAACCGGTACGTTCCCGAACCAACGGTAAGCCCCGACTTCGAGCGCACCTTGCCCTTGTCGGCGGCAGTGGTCACGCCATCGGCCAGCACCAGCAGGTCACCGGGATTCCCCGTGCCCTTCGCCGTCACGCGCACCGTTCGGCTCGGACTCAGCGGCCGCACCGTCGCCTTCCCGCCGGGCACCGCGCCGTAAACGAGCACATAAAGCGCATAATCATTATTCGCCGCCGGCCGCGTCACGACCACCTGGCCGGAACTGTTATAGGGCGCCACCAGCACGTCCGCGTAAGTGGAAAGATCTTCTCCCGTCGTAACCAGGAAATCGCCTTCTTGTGTATTAGATTGACTCATTGTTTTTCAGTTTGTCAGCAAGCGCGATAAATTGTCGGATGCTGAGATTTTTTGGATGAATGTAGTTTGTTCGACGGACCGCCCGGCCCGCCTCGCCTTCATGGACCCGGCGCGAAAGCTCGCGCCCGATCCAATCTGGCGTTTTGTGAAGAGGCACGTGGACCTTCATGCCACGTCCGTCTCCGCCGCCTCGCCCTCGGCCATCCGAAAAGCGGCATGATGGCCGATCTTCAGCTGGCTCTGGAGCTGCCGCGCGCGATTCGCCACGCGACGTGCCACGCCCGAATCGGGCTCCGGCGCCAGCGGACTCAGCAATTGCAAATTCGGCCGATGCAGCCGCGGCTGATGCAACGGCGCAGGCGGCACCGGCTGGCGCAAAGCATTCAGCAGCGCCAACGTGCCCTCCCGGTTCGCCAGCAACTGCCCGCGCACCACATCGCGATTCGTAATCACCGCCGCGAAGCGTTCCAGGTCCGCATCGGCCTGCGACTCCGTCAGCCGCTGGCAGCGATTGCGCAACGATTCCAGCTCCGCGCCCTGCTTCCGCAGCGCCTCGGCGATCTCGGCATCCGTCGCCGCACCCGGCAACTGCAGCCGTTGCAAAATTTCATTTCGTAGATTCATAGTTTGTTCGGTAGCCGCCGCACGCTGGGCGGCGGGTTCTGAATTTTGAATAGGATTAATA